CGCGCCGGATGATCTGCCCCCGCGCGAGGGGCCGTGTGTCCTGGGCGTCGATCTGGGCGGGTCGCGGTCCATGTCTGCGGCGGCGCTCTACTGGCCAGAGACGGGGCGTGTCGAGGCTCTGGGGGCGTTCCCCGGCCAGCCGGGCCTTGCGGATCGTGGCGCGGCTGACGGCGTGTCAAACCGATATTGCGAGATGGCCGAGCGGGGCGAGTTGATCACCATGGGCGAGGCCATTGTGCCGCTCGACAAGTTTCTGAGCGCGGTGGTGGCGCGTCTCGACGGGCAGGCGCTGGCCGCGATTGTCGGAGACAGGTTTCGCCATGCCGAATTTGTGGACGCCTTGCGCGGTGCCGGTCTGGAGCGGGTGCCCTGCGTATGGCGCGGCATGGGATGGCTCGACGGCGCGGCGGATGTTGAAGGATTCCGGCGGGCGCTTTTCGAGCAAAAGGTGAAAACCGTGCCGTCGCTGTTGCTGCGCTCTGCCTTTGCGGACGCGATCACGCTGATTGATCCGGCGAACAATCACAAGCTGGCCAAGGGCAGATCGACGGGCCGGATCGACGCGGCGGCGGCAACGGTGCTGGCCGTGGCGCAGGGCGCGCGGATGCTGGCGCGACCAGCGGCAAGAGGAGGGCGGATTGCATGGGCATGACTGAAACGGCATCGCGGATCATTGCGCGGTTTGGACAGGCGGGCACGTTTGAGCGACCGGGCGAGGGCGGGCCGAGTTCACCCGGTGAGGTGGGAATCGTGCCAGAGCCTGAGCCGGAAATCCATCCGGCGACGGTGGCGGTTGTCACCTATGACGAAAGCCTGCGGGGCGGCACCCTCATTCAGGCCAATGATCTGAGGGCGCTGGTATCCGTCGAGGGACTGGACATTGTGCCGTCCGTCACTGATCGGCTGACCGTTGGCGCGGTGGAATATGTGATCGTCAATGTCGCACCGCTTGGCCCGGATGGCGTGCCCCGCTTCTATGATTTGCAGGTGCGGCGATGAGGCCGCGTTATGACCGATATGGGCGCGCGGTCTACCGCGACAAGCGGTGGCCAGCTCTGCGCCTTGCGGCCAAGCGGCGCGACGGCTGGGCCTGCGTTCAATGCGGCTCACGGTATCGGCTGGAGGTCGATCATATCCAGCCGGTGCGCGACCGGGCCGATCTGAGCTTTGACCTGACCAACCTTCAAACGCTCTGTGGCGGGTGCCACGGACGCAAGACACGGCTGGAGGCCGGGCATCCCGAGCTTTCCCCCGAGCGCCAAGCGTGGCGCGACCTGCTGCAAGACATGCAGCGCAACCCCAACCCAACAAACGCGAGGTAATGAGCATGTTGGAATCGAAGAAACTGGAGCTTCGCCGCTCCGAAATCCGGCAAGAGCTGGCCACGCTGGCAGCCAAGGCCGAGCCGACCGAGGATGAAGTGCGCAGCATGGAAACCTTGGACAAGGAATATCGCACGGCAGAGGTGCGCTATCGCGCGGCGATTGTTGCCGAGGATGAAGAACGGCGCGAGGCCGGGGCCGATCTGGAAACCCGCGAGGGCCGGGAATGGGATGATCTGGTATCGGGCTTTGAGCTGCGCCAAGCGGTGTTTCATCTCGACGAGGGCCGCGCCTTCACCGGCCAGACGGCAGAGGTGATCGAGGAAATGCGCAGTGCGGGCGGGTATCGCGGCGTGCCGGTTCCGCTGGCGGCGATGCTGGAAACCCGCGCGGGCGAGACGATCAGCACCGGCACCCCTGATCCGGTGCAGACCATGCCGATTGTGGACCGGCTCTTTTCTCAGACCGTCGCGGGGCGCATGGGCGTTGCGACCATCAATATCGGTCAGGGCGAGCGGGAATATCCCGTGGTATCGTCGAGCATCGCGGCGGGCTGGGCCGATGGCGAGCTTGCCAATGTGGCGGGGCCAACCGCCTTCACCACGGTGGACAAGAGTCTTGCCCCCGATAGCAACTTCGGGGTGCAACTGCGCATGTCGCGCAAGGCGCTGAAACAGTCTGGCGCAGGGCTGGAACAAGCCATGCGGCGCGACATGCTCAACGCCATGCAGGTGGGGCTCGACAAGGCCGCGTTCCTGGGCACCGGGGCCAATGGCCAGCCTCTCGGCATCATCCCCGGCGCGAGCACCTACGGCATCACCGCAACCGATGTGGGGGCAATGCGCTCCTATTCCCTGTTCCGGGAGGCGGCGATTCGCTTCATGCTCAACAACGCGGCGGCAAGCCCGGCAGATGTGCGGCTCTTGATGCGTCCCGAGGTCTGGGGCGATCTGGACGGCTCAATCTTCGATAGCGGTTCCGGCATCACGGAATGGGATCGGCTGTCGAAGGCCATGCCGAACACTTCGATCACGTCCAACGCGCTCGACGCTCCGGCGGGTGATCCGCTCGAAAGCACGGCGGTCATGACGACCACGGCGGGCGGGCTTGCCCCGGCCTTCATGGCAATCTGGGGCGGGATCGACCTGATCCGCGACGTTTACACCGATGCGCAATCGGGCGGGCTGCGGCTCACCGGGATCGTAACGGCGGACGTGACCGTGCCGCGCGGGTCGCAGATCGAAATCATCACGGGTATCCAGTAATGCTCTGGGGCGGCGTGGCAGGCGGCGGGCTTGAGGTCCGCCGCAAGAAAGGTGGGGGCGTCCGCTTGGCCGGGCGCTTCCCCTACAATTCGCGCGCGGTCCTGTCGGATGGTGGCAGGACCGGCAGGCCGCGCAAAGAGCAATTCGCATCGGGCGCGTTCCGGCATTCCATCGAGACTATGCAGGAGGTGCATCTGCTGGTCGGGCATTCCTTCGACCGGCCCCTTGCCAGCCGGGGTGCGGGCACCCTTGAGCTGACCGATACACCCGAGGCGCTCACCTTCGCGGCGGATATTGCCTCGGAATTGGAGGATGTGTCCTACGTTCGGGATGCTCTGGCGCTCTTGGCCGTGGGGCAGATAGCGGGCATTTCACCGGGTTTCAGGATACCGCCCGAGCGAACGGTGCCCAATGCCGAGACGGTCGAAGAGGAAGACCCGGCAGAGGGCAACGCGCTCATTCGCACGATCACCGAGGCTATTCTGTTCGAATTGTCGCTTGTGACCCGTCCGGCCTATTCGGAGACGCAGGTGGAGGCGGAGGCGCGCAACTGGAGCCTCGCACCGCAAGCCCGGATATTCACGCGCAAGCGTCATGCAATCGAGAGGTGGCGGTGATGGAAATTCTGAAACGAAAAGAGGCGATTCCGGCCAGCTATCCCGCAACGCCCGATGGTTTGTTGGGTGCGGCGGCGGCGCTCGACGCTGACATGATCTGGCAACGGATCGAAAGTTACATCGCGCACCGCTGGAGCGAGCGAGAGGTGATCTGGACGGTGGAAGGGCCGGGCGAGTTTGTGCCCGATCTGACGCCTGCCACGATCACGGCGCAAGAGGTCTGGGACGGCACGGCATGGATCACGGCTAGCCTTGATGCGTCCTTCATGGGCGGCGTCGTGCTGGCCAGTGATGGCCCCTACCGGATCACGGCGGATGTAGGAGGCGGTGACGTGCCAGCGGCTGTCAGTGAGGCGTTTATCAGGCTGGCCGGATATATGGCCGACGCCTCGGATCGGGCGGGCGTGTCGAGCTATACGGTCGGCATGGGCGGCGCAATCGACGAGAGCTATCAACGCAACCCGGCATGGATGGCGCGGGCGATGCAAAACTCAGGCGCGGGCGATCTGCTGCGCTCATACAGGAGGGCGTGACCATGGGCCTATTCGATCTGTTCAAACGCAAGCCGGGAACCGAAACCCGCGCCATGGGCACCGGCTTCACGGCTGAGGTTCTGACCGCGCGTGAGGCGTATATCTCGGGCACAAGAGGCATCGGGGAATTGACGGCGGCGGTGCAGAGTTGCGTTTCGCTCTGGGAAAACGGGCTGTCTCTGGCCGATGTAGAGGGCACCGACCTTCTGGACCGGCGGGCGCTGGCCATGGCCGCGCGGGCGCTTGCGCTGCGCGGTGAGGCCGTGTTTGTGATCACCGATCAAGGGCTTGTGCCAGCATCCGATTGGGATTTGAGCACCCGCAACGGCAAGCCG